GTGGTTAAGGTAACCGGAGCAGGAAGCACAAGTTTGCATTGCCCTGGAGAAGAGGTTATCATTGACGCGCGTACTGGTGTGGAGATTTCAAGGAGTTCTCTTTGATCTTTTCGGAGAGTTACTCTTGAGGCGTAGAACCCTCAGTAGAAAGCAATACAGAAACAAGGACGGTAAGTTTTTTGAGAAACAAGAAGACTTTAGAAAGAAACTTACCTACCTTACCATACTAGATAATAAGAGAAAGTTCGGAAAGGACTTTAAACACCAAAATCTAAACGATAGGATTAAATGATATGGATAGATCAAGATATTTTGCTGGTAAACTTACCCCAGGCACACCTAAATTCATGAGATGCGTCAAAAAGTATGGACCATTGCCCGAAAAAGCGGTAGAAACCCCTGTTGAAAAGGTGGTAGAGGTTGTTGAAGAAGTTGAAAAGCCTAAAAAAGCTAATAAAATAGTAAAGAGAACAACAAAAAAGAAGACTGAAGAGTGATTCTGTAGATATTACTCTTTTATTTGGAGAGGCAACTCAGTTTTTGAGATAAATGCCTCTCTATTTTTGTGCCAAGAGTCTCTACCTGCTAATTCTCCTAAAGAATGGTGGATAATCTTAACATCTACGGCTTTATTTGTGAATCCTTCCAGGAATGCTTTTGTAGTGTAATGAATATCATAGAAATCCCAGTCACCTTCGAAATATTCTGGCTTTTCTAGACCAATTTGGCTTATTGTCTTGGCTCTAGCAGCTAAAAAGAGACCATCAAGAACAACAACTTCACCGGGGAAACCGTAAAGAGTATCCACAGGATGTATTCGGTCTGGGTGGACATGGAAAACTCTACCTCTATGCTTACCAGCCATCCACTTTTCTCTATTCCACCATACGGCATCTTTACCTAAGTCCGTAGTTCCTGCAACACCTACAAAACCAACATCTGTAGATTCTGTTTCTTTTATAAGTTTAATTAAGAAATCTTCCTTTGGTTCATGAATCTCAATATCATCATGACAAAAGATAAATAAATCTTCGGGATTAGGATCTGCTTTTTTAAATGCTGTTGTGTATGCGGAAAAGATTGATCTTTGGTTACACATAAGTAATGTTTTTACATTTAAAGAAGAGTAATAGTTTATCAATGAGTGAGCAGTAGCAGAAATATCCTCTCTTGACCTAGTACATATAACAGCATAAATATTCATATACTATAATATAATATATTAAAGGATTTTTCATGGAAAACGATAAATTATTACAAGAATTTAAGAAATGTGCGGATGACCCAGTATATTTCATATCAAACTACATCAAAGTAACTCACCCAGTCCGAGGTCTAGTTCCGTTCAAACTATACCCCTTTCAAGAAAGGATTTTAGGTGACCTAAAGGAGTATAGATTCAATATCTTGCGTAAGTTTCGTCAGGCAGGGTGTACCACTATTGCCGCAGGTTGGTCCTTGTGGACTATTATATTCCAGAAGCACAAGTCTGTAGTCATTCTTTCTAAGGGTGATGCTGAGTCTACAGAAGTACTAGACAGGATTAAACTCATGTATGACGAGCTTCCAGACTTTCTGAAGCCTGGAATCGTAGAGGATAACAAACACACACTAAAGCTTCAAACAAACTCTGTAATTAAATCGAGACCTTCTGGTAAGCAGTCGGGTCGATCACTTGCTGGATCCCTACTAATTATTGATGAGGCTGCATTCATTGAAAATATTGATTCTATTTGGGCTGCTGTTTATCCGATCATTTCTACAGGTGGTCGTGCTTTCGTGCTTTCTACTGTCAACGGTATCGGTAACTGGTATCATGAGGTATATCAAAAGGCTCTGGATGGGGAAAACTCTTTTCACCCCATAGACATTCGTTGGCAAGAACACCCAGAGTATAACTTTACTCCTGGGTTTGAGCATTTATACGAAAAAATGGCTGAGGCAGAGTTGGACATTCATAAGTGGGAAGAAACTACTAAAGCTAACATGCCCACAAAACAGTGGCTTCAGGAGTACGAGTGCAGCTTCTTAGGTACTGGAGACACCTACATTGAGGGAGAAATCCTAAAAGATGTTGCTCGACAAACCAGCGAAGAATATTTTACTAAATATAACAACCGTATGCGCGTGTGGCAAGACCCGCAACCCCACTATAGTTACCTGATAGCGTGTGATACTTCACTAGGAAGAGACCGAGATTACTCTGCATTTCACATAATAAACATGTATAATGGTCAGCAGGTTGCCGAGTTCTACTCTAATAGAACAGCAATAAATGACTTTGCTCAAATATTAGCTAACGAAGGTATGCTATATAATACAGCCCACATTATTTGTGAGCGAAATACGATTGGAAACAATTTGATTGACTGGCTCTACAACGTCTATGAGTATGAAAACTTATGGGCAGATGAGAAAGGAGAGATAGGGTTTCAAATCACAGCAAAAAATAGAGAGAGTATCTTAGCCGAGTTGGAAGAGGCCGTCAGGACTGACCTAATCAAAATCAACTCTACTAGGACCTGCGACGAGCTTTTTACCTTTGTTCTTAGTGAGAATGGTAAAGTTCAAGCGGAAAAAGGATATCATGATGACCTTGTTATGAGTCTTGCCCTCGCTATCCATGCATATAAAAATTTACTAGATACTACGCCAATGGAGTTATTGGGAACAAAGCCAGTTCCTGGGGAAGCACCGCTTCCTGTTACAAATTCCTACTCGGCTAATATCAAGACCGCTTTTGGCGATCTAAGCAAGGAAGATTACAGATGGTTGATAAAATAGAAGAAAACAATGAGGAGCCTATAAACGAAAGTGGGTACACCAATTTTGGTGGGTCCGCTGGAAGAGCGGGAACATACTATACTCCGACTGGGCCTATTGGTAGGTTTTTCGCTAAGTTCTTTGCCACTAAGGCGCAACCAGCAGTCCAGAAAGCATTAGATCAAGGTCAGCCCACAGGGCTTACCGGAGATACGGTTAAGTCTATGGGTGTTCTCAAAGACACCCCAGGAAAGGATGGCCCAGCCATCGGCGGGGTTTCTAGGAACCCTATTGTGCCTCAGAATGAATTAAATAGAAAGAAGAGGTATAGAGAATATGAGGAGATGGATGAGTACCCAGAGGTGGGCGCTGCGTTCGATATCTATGCGGACGATACAACTCAAAAAGGGCCTAGAGGGGAAAGATGGAGAGTAGACTCAAAGAACTCATTAGTTGTTACTGAAGTTGAAAACTTTTTTTCTGATATAAAATTAGATAAGATTATTTGGGATATTGTTAGAAATACGGTTAAGTATGGAGACTGCTTTATAGAAATGATTCTTAACGTAGAGAAGCCAGAAGAGGGAATTAAGAAGCTTAAAGTGCTTAATCCAAATTACCTTCTCCGTGTAGAAAATGAATTCGGCTATTTGAAAAAGTTCCTTCAAGAGATTCCGTCTTCTGACGTAAATGATATGCTTTATAATGGTTCAAATGATCAACGTCCGATTAAGTATATTGAGCTAGATAAGCACCAAATCGTACACTTTAGGCTCCACACATCAGACCCAGTGTTCTATCCGTATGGAAAATCTATTGCTGCGTTGTGCCATAGAATCTTCCGATCTCTGAAGATGATGGAAGACGCTATGATGATTTATCGTCTTTCTCGCGCACCAGAAAGAAGAATTTTTTACATTGACACAGGAAACCTGCCTACAAGTAAAGCTGAAATGTTTATTGAGCGGGTAAAGCAAAAGTTCAAAAAAGAAAAGTTCTATCAAGGGTCTACCTCTCAAGTTAATTCTAGATACAATCCAATGTCCTTAGACGAAGATTTTTTCGTAGCAACTAAGAATGGAAAAGGAACAAAGATTGATACTCTTCCTGGAGCACAGAACTTGGGCGAAATTGAAGACGTTCGTTACTACCGTGACAAACTCTTAGCTGCCCTAAAGATTCCAAAGGACTATCTTGTAGAAAAAGATAAGTCGCCGGAAAGAAAAGCTAACCTTTCTCAGTTAGACGTTAAGTTTGCTAGAACTATTCAGCGCATTCAAGTAGATGTTGAGAGTGGTTTAGAGAACTTAGCCAAAAGACATTTACAGCTAAGAGGCTTCCCCGCAAGCTTAATTAAGCAGTTAAGAATCAGATTGCCTGAGCCCTCCGACATGTCTGCAAAGAGAAAGTTAGATCTAGACGATGCAAAAATTGAAGTTATTGCTAAAGTTAAAGACCTTCAACTTCTTCCTAAAAAGAATATCTACATGGAATATTTTGATATGAACGAAGAGGAGGCTGAACGTATTATCGCTGAGATGGATAAAGAGCTACAGGAACAGGCGGAAATGGAGGCTGAGGGCCAACAGACGCCTACAGGACCAGCTACAGAAGGTATGGAGTCGGCTGAAAACATACCCCCCACAGCGAATGAAAGCACCCTTGTAAGTGACCAAACACCTGTGCAATGGATTCTAGATCGTTCTTTAGATGAAGAGGCGAAAGAAGTAATGCATAGAATTGTAAAAAAACAAAAGCAAAAAGCGGACGAGTTGTCCTAGAACTGCCATATATAAATTAAACGGAGAAAAAAATGTTTTCAAGATTATTCGAGGAAAGAGACAAAACAATCACCCACCTAGTAAAATTAGGTGACTGCATCGGCAGATCAATCCGAGAAAATATTATGCTTTTCAGCATGGACGGCAACAATGATCAGGTTACTTATCTTACAGAAAGCGGTAAGGTTATAACAGGTAAATTTGATATTTCGGAAGATGTTAGCATCACAAATATCAAAGTTCAAGACTCCGCAGTATTTGAAGATGAAGACAGCTTTGATGGTTTTGTAAATGAAAAGATGCATTCCTTCATTGAAAGCATTCATTACTCCGAGTACGGTGACGCTGACGATAGCTTCACTGATATACTCACGCTTTGGGAAAATAGACTAAAGCTCTCTGGAGTCCAAAAAAGGTTGCAAGAACAGTGTGCTAAATTTGCTGAAACGGAAAACATTATCGAATCAGAAAGCTTTCACAATTTATTAGAAGTTATTCCTCAGTTAAACAACTTCTTATCGGAAAACTTAGATAAAATTATTACGGTTCCTGAAATTAGAAATGCGGTAAACTTATCTAACGCCGTTTCTCAGGCGTTTAACTTTCCGAAAATAACCTTAGAGGACCTAGCTGAACAAGGCGAGTATCGCTTGAAGAGAGGAGTAAATGAATCCATTTACGAAATGGTATGCCGCCAGGAGCTTATAAAGAAAGAGATTATTGAATCGAAAAGAGACTTTGAGATGGTTTGGGCAAGTGCCCCAAGTATAAAAAATCTCGCAGGAATGGTATTTGAAGATGCTGAAGCCACCGTAGGTGCTTTAAGTGAGGCGTTAGTAGAGGTTCCTTACCTAGCCTTAGCCTCTAAGAAAAGCTTATTTGAAACTTTCTCGAACTGCCTAGCTTCTGTAGACGGCGCGTTAGGAGTAACTGAAAAGGATATTCAAGAGTTTTCTTCTAAAATATTCGATTATAAGAAAGATGTGAAAGAAGTTTTCATCAGTAACATTAATGAGAAGTACGGCGTAAACATCCAAAATCTTCAGGACCCCGCTTCATTCAAAAGCCTCGCTAATACCCAGGTTGTGATTTTTGAGGCGTTGTCTAGACTTGCCCCCAAAGGAAGTATCCTTAAGGGGGTTCTTTCTGAAATGGCCCAAAGCTTAAAAGGTAAGCACGGTGTAGAGTGCATTGATGTAAACAACTTCCTTCTCGAAACATTCATTACCGCTGGATATGCCTCTATCTTAGAAGAGGGCTCTGAAGAAAGCGTCGATTTTAAAAGAATTACAGGCCAGTTATCAGACATAAAGAACCTAGTAAGCAACATTCAGGTTCAGCTTTCTGAAAAAGATGCTGAATATGAAAGTGATGAGAACTTAGAAGATGTTGCTGAGGCAACAGAGGCAAAGGAAAAAAAGGAAAAAAAGGAAGCCCCAGAAAAAACTGATAAAGATATCGAGGATGAAGCGGAGCATGACGCCGCAGTTGATGGTGTAGATGCTGAATCAGATGCGGCTATGCAGGAAGAAGAAGAAGGAGCTAAGTTAGCTACTGAGCCCGCAGACGTAGTTGAGCCTAAAAGTGAACAAGAGGCCATAGATGATTTAGCTGATTTTGACAAGCTTATGGATGCTATCGTTAAAGAGTTAGACTGACTTGTGTAAAAACACAGGGGAAAGCGTAATAGCACTAAATAAAATCGGAGGAGTGTTTTGTCAGAACTATCATCACTATTATTTGTAGATACCGACGAGCTTGGTAGACCTACAGGACTAGTTGCTTCCGAGGAAACGGATACATTTGCATCGGCATTAATGCCTCAAGATGTAAAGGATACTGTAGTAGCAGTTTACAACAACTCAGGAACTTGGAACGAATCTAGTTCCGTGTCTGGCTTCACTGATGTAAGCTCTATAGTTTATAATAATTCTGGGACATGGAACGATGCCTCGTCTGTTGCTTTTGAGATAATTGGTGATGTAATTTATCCGATTGAAGAGAATCTTACTCTTGATATGGGCGGTGGAGCGGATAGGTCTTTTATTACTTCAGGGCTCAGTAAAACCCTCCTAGAATTTGATGACAAGAGCCGTGTCGCACTAGGAAGAAACTCAGTTCCATTAGAAATTAGTGCTTTTGGTGAGTCTGACGTAAGGCTTGAAGATGACGGAACTGATGGAGCCTTTGTATTAATTAAGGGAACTAGAGTTGGGGATGCTCCAAGCATCAGTCAGGTTCACTTGCAGTCTGCGGACCTAAGTGCTGACGCTGATTGCCAAATTAATTTCGACGCAGATATCAATATGAGCGATGACTCATATCTTCGTGGAGATACGATTGGCAGTAACTTTTTAGAATGTAAGAATGTTCAAAGTTTTGATCTAAGCGCAGGAACCCCTGTACATATTACAAACTTCT